TCACCTGGATGGTTCTTATCAATATCAGCATCGGTGTAATTCAACTTTGCATTTGCATTGAATACACCTTTTGTACCAACAAAAAACTGACCATTGTCTGGATTAACACCGCAAAAGATTGCAGGTGAACCATCCCATTTTGTTGTCACATTTACTTTTGATTGTGAATGACCGGCAAGCATATCTCTCAATGCTTGTAAGAAATTAATTGCATCACGACCACCTTGAACACCACGATTGAGAATCTCATCCTCGATATGTTCTAGGTGAAGGTTCGCACCTTCTTTTTTTGCTTCGGTTAAAAATTGTGAGAATTTCATTAGTATATCTTTAAAAATGGTCCGTTTTTTCCGCCAAATTCTTTTTTGGCACCATAGTATAATGTTTTTAACCACTCATCCATCATACCTTTTTTTTCAATTAAAACCCAAGTGTATGCCCATCTCAAACCAATTAACTTAGATGAGAATCTTCCTGCGGAACTTCTAGTCTTTTCTTCGGCTATAATTGCGTTCTTAATTACTTCTTCGGGACCTGTTGTCTCTTTATTTCCCATTTTAACTTTTAAACCACCCAAGTCAATTGGTCGTCCCGCAACTTTATATTTTTGTAAACCTTTAATATATTCAATCCAATATTTAATATTCTCTTTTGTCCATTTACCTGGTGGGTCGATATTAGGGTCTTTAGATGCAGATGCAGGTCTTGGTAAATTTGCTTTACGCAAAAACGAATCAAGTGCCTCTGAAGATACTTTTCCTAACTTTGCACCACCAGAACGACCTTTAGGTGTTAAATCTGTTTGCACTAAATTTCTTGCAACTGAATATTGGAAGTTACGAGCCTGTCCATGAATTTCTTCTTCACCAACTTTGAAATCAAATGCAAATTCACCTGTATCAAATTCATTATCATTCTTATGGCCAAAATCCAATAAACATTTTACTGAACCTGGTACGACTTTAATATCTAACGACTTACCTTTACCACCCGCATTTGCAGGTTCTGCCTTTGCGGATTGTGTAGATTTCTTAATGGCTTTCAATGATACAGGTAACATATCTAAATTTGCCATACAAACACGCATGTAATCATTCAACGCCAAAAGGTTTGCATCTTTATCTGAACCAGATGTTAATGAAGTAATCTTCTTTTGAATCTCTGCTCTTTTTCTTGCTTTAACCATGTAGATATCGGCAGGATCCCAACGGTCTTTAACTGATACTCCACACTTAGATTTTGCAACACCTTCAATCCAAGGCATAAATCCATCGTCACGGGAGTATTCGTATCCTTTTTCACGACCAATATACTTCTTTAATGCCACGGCTTGTTTAGCATAAGATTCCATCCAATCATTATTGACATTTGGATAAACTTTTTTTACTGCTTTTGATAACTCTGCAAAATCTTTCTCAGGGTCTTTATTCTTTTCGATAATCAATTCGAAATAGACTCTTGACCCATTTTCCTGTTTAGCAGTTTCTATCGCATTACCGGCCATTTAATACTCCATATGTTTAATGAAGTATTTATGCTAACAGGTTTACCTGATAATGTCAAGTTCTTTTTCGCCTGTCCAAACTTCTATCTCGGAACGCAGCCTATTCTCAGACTTGAGTGTATCATATCTTGTCGTTGATTTCTTCTTCCACCACTCTATAATCGATTCCAAATGAAACTTATCGTAGTTCTCTTTGTCTGGAATTAACTTGTCAGTTCTTCCCATAACTACATCGGTAAAGTTACTATACCCATAGTTCGAGGCATAGTATCGTTTCTTTTCTGTCAATGACAATGCGTTTTCAATAGTCTTTGCAAACTTATCACCCTCTGGTGTGCCTTTGAGTGCCGCCTTAGTCATTGCAATAATAGTATTGGATATCTTCATCTTACGAGAAGAAGCATCTTCTGGTACAAAAACACCAATGGCATCTTCAACATACTGTTTCAAATCTTCATAAGGTTTGCCATGCATCATTGGAATAAAATTACTATCTGTCAGACCTTTGAATCTAAGGTATGGTTTCATGCCATCATATTGTGACGATGACTTGGAACTGCCATACAATGAAGTTGTCTCAAACAAACAAGTATTCATCTTATACTTCTTATTAAGCATTTCACGAATTTCATGCGAACAACAGATAGCGGCAAGTAACTTACCACCAAGGTAGTTGAAACCAAATGGTTGACTTGGCACAATCACAAAACCCATAATTGATGTGTGATTAAACGCCTTAGATGATTCTGGTGTCTGTGTAAAAACACCTTGTAACATTTCATTGCGTGGTTTCATATTAATAACAGGAGAACCTAGACGAATGAAACCAACCCACTTCTTAGTTTTCTTTTCTAAAACTGCCAATCGTAAACACCGACCAGGAATACTAGTCATGTTAGAGTGACTTGAAATCATATTCAGATAAATGTCCCAAGTATCTTGTGGCAATTCGACCAATTCAAAGTCCATATCTTTTGGATGAATGGAGAAATCACTAAACAAATCATCTTCAGGTCCCATGCCAAACAAGGCAGTAGGTCTTTCTGATAGACTGTTTAGTTTTTGGTCACGAATGTAGTCATCGATTCTTTCGAACCTATCAAAGTAATCAGAGAATACACTTGCACAATGTATGGCTTGTTCTTTGGACAAACTCATACTTTCAAGTCTCCAAACTTATTGTTCAACTTTCGTTCCCGATTACCAAATGTGTTTAATGGTTGTGTGTCATCATCGTGACCTTTATCAATGATTTCATTCTGTGCAGATTGTTCGGCATCATACAGTCTCATCTTAGCACGGTCAATGCCGACAACAAATCGTTTGTAATAATTTGGGTCACTATAACGATTCTTCAATTGTTTGATTAAAATCTGATTCAGACCTTCGAGTTCTTCATTCGTTACAAGTGCAAACATAAAGTCGGCAGTTGCAGGCAAACCAAAAGATTCGGAAGTATCTTCAAGACCAGGATCCGAATTACTGAAACCAGACCTTGTTGTTTGTGTTGCAGAAACAACTGGCAATGCAAACTCAACGGCAAGACCACGGAGTTCTTCTGCAATAGATTTGATATAGGTGTAACTGTTTACATTACCACCTGGTTTGATACGAGCAGATGCACAGATATTCAAATAGTCAATGAAGATAATATCTGGTCTAAAGTTTTTCTTCAAATGCAATTCATTCAACAAGGCACGGAAGTGTAGTGTCGAAGCAGAAGCAGTTGGATACTCTTTGATGATTAACTTGCCATGAGTTTTAGATTTCAATGATTCGAATTTTCTTTCATAGTCATCTTTACTGATTGTATGAAGTTCATTCAAATCAATATTCAATAAGTTGGCATCGATACGCTCAGCGATTCTTTCTTCTGCCATTTCCATTGTGATATACAATACATTATGACCTTGTGATAAACAACCTGCGGCCACATGGCACATGAATAACGATTTACCAACACCAGTGCCAGCAAGTGCAATATTCAATGTCTTTGTTGGCAGACCGCCTTTAGTAATCTTATTGAGAATATCAATATCAAAACGAATACGAGATTCTACTTTGTGGTAGAAATCATAACGAGATTCAAAGTCTTGTGTGTAATCGTGACCAACATTACTATCAAAAGAAACACCAAGTGCATCAGCAAGAAGTTGTGGTATCTCACCTTTAGTTTTTCTGCCATCTTTGTCATCTAGGATGCCAACAGATTCCATGATTGCATTGTAGATTGCTTTGTCTTGGCAAAACTTTTCAGTCTGCTCAGTCAACCATGCCATTTCAGGCACATCATCTTTTTCTTGTGTGATTTCTTTGAGTAGTTCAATCGAATCTCTTACTTGTGGTTCAGTAAGATTCTTCGCTTCGGTGATATTGATTACAAGTGCTTCGTGTGTAGGAAGGTTTTTGTATTTGTTTACAAACTCAAACACTTCTTTGAACACCAACTTTTCAGCTGGGTCAGAGAAGTATTCTGCTTTTATAAAAGGTAAAACTTTTCGTGTAAATGCTTCATTATACACTAAATTTTTGAGGATTGTTTTTTCCAGTCTGTTCATTATCTAATTTCTTCATTAATACTTCTGTTAAAATCTCACCCATAATTGTAACAAAATTTGCATCTTCATGCAACTCTGTTATTGTATATTTACCTGGATGAATGATTGAATATCCGAATTGTAATCTACCAAATTCGCCTTCTTCAACAACTCTCGCTTCTTGGTAATGATAAAGAACACCTTCATACTCACCTTGTAGTATTTCTATACCTGTTGCCTGGCGACCATCGATTGATTCATAATCAAACAACCGATAGTCTTTAAACTCTTTAAGCATCCTCGGTTTCTTCCAGAATTGGATTGTCTCCCATAATGTTGCCATATGCAATACCATATTTCTCATTTACGAATTCCTTAAACGATTCGTCTTTAAGTAATGGTTGCCAAAATTCATCCGTTTGTGTGGCATCGAAACGAACTTTGTCACCAATCTCTCCAGTTTTCTGGTCAACCTTTGCATACCAACCTGGTGATGGTTTAGCAACAAACTTACCCTCAATCGCAATGTCGACCAAGCCAGAATACTTTTGAATACCACCATCGAAGGAGACCGCAATAGGAATTTTAGATTTTTCTTTAACATAACGAGATTTCTCCACATTAATAATAAAATTATAACCTACAATCTCTGTGCCTTCTTTTTCTTGTTGACGACCTAGAATGTAAATGTTATCCGCAGAATAGTATGAACCTGTACCACCACCAACGATATCTTTCGGGAACATACCAATCTCTTTGTAAGTATGATTCACAACAACCATCGGAATATCTTTCAAGTTGAGGTGAGGTGTCACCATTCTAAACAATGACTTAACTTGTTTAGCACGGCTCATATCTGCAACAGATTTACCTTCAAGTGCATCTTCTACTTCTTTCTTAGATGCTAGATTACCAATAGAGTCTAAAATGATGACGAGTTTATCGCCACGATTCACATCTTGAAGCTGTTGCATTATATCGAACTTCAACTGCTCAATGTCAGTCAAAGGTGTGTGTAGAACTCTGTCCATATCAATCTGAAATGTTTCAAAGTATTTGATAGGTGTTCCAAATTCTGAATCATAGAACAATAATACTGCTTCAGGGTATTTGTCCATGTATGCTTTTGCCATCAACAAACTAAAAGCAGTCTTAAAGTGTTTCGATGGTCCTGCCCACATCGTAAGACCTGGAATAATACCACCATCTAGTTTGCCACTTAGTGCAACATTAATCATTGGCACATCAGTTGGCACCATATCTTTTTCGGTAAAAAACTTTGATTTGGATAGTATTGCACTATCTTTAATCGTTGTGTTCTTTTTCAATTTATCAAGTAAACTCATTTTAAATCTCCATCCATTTTTGCAATTTGGTCTTTCGGTATGTGTTCTAAGTTATCATCCTTAAAGAAGGATTCTAAACTAGGACTGCCAGCTTTGTCAACCTTTTTTGGTTTCTTTGCCTTCTTAATTGGCAATGCGGGTTCGGGTTCTCTGTATTTACGGAGTGTTTGTTGTGAAGCAATCAGTAACAATATGGCAAGTGGGTCAAACACCACAATGATAATAAAAATAACCGTTCTTACTGCTTTATCTATGAAATCAGGGTCATCTTTTGAGTAGAAAGCCTCGGCGATATACTTGATTGGCCCAATTTCTGCCGTTAACTTATTTTCTTCACTTAACAGAGGCAACTTCTCTGTTGAAATTCTTTTTAACTCTGCCTGTGCTTCTTGAATTTGATTATCAATTTTTCTTGAAGCAGTAGAAGGGTCACCTGCTCGTTGTAAAAGGTATGCCAATCGTTCTTTTGTAATCTTTTCTTGTGTCTCTAATGTTTTTATTTGAACACTATTCGCACCAATCATAATATTAGAATCAAGGTGTGCTTTAGAAAGGTATCCAAAGATACCCATCGATGTGATTGACATTAATAAAAAGATGGCAATGCAGAAATAGTAACGCATTGCTCGCACAGTAACATCCCAATTGTTATACAACCATGATACTGTTACCACT